TCAGTTGATAATTCGATTGTTGGTTTTAATCGGAAAGATGAATTGGTCATTGAAGATTTGGTGGCTAAACCTTTTTGGTTGGGATCTACCGATTGGGGAGCTTCTGATGCACCTAATCAGGTTCTATTTACTACTGGTGTCAATCCTGCTTTCTTTCATAAAGATGTTTATGCTAAAGTTACCTCCGATAGGGCAGAGATGTTACCTGGAGTTTCAGATGCTACAATTTATACACCATCCCCAGCTGCATGGATAGCGAATGCATTCTCTCAATGGCGCGGCACCTTGGTCTTGAATATTAAAGTGATGGCTTCAAAATTTCATCGTGGTCGTCTTCGATTGACCTATGATCCGATGGGCACTTCTAACAATTTTGAGGAAGGACGAATTGTAACTAAGATTATAGATATACAACATGAAAATGATTTCGTTTTTGAGGTTCCTTTTCAATCTGTTTACCCTACGTGTCATACTATTCATCCTTCAGGCCCTCCTTCCGATTTGTCTCTTGATGGTTTGGATCAAATTTTTGAGTTTCGAGGTGCTCCTGCAGCTTATTTAAATCACAGAGATAGATTTAATGGTGTGGTGCGCTTGACAGTATTAAATCGATTGAGTGGTCCTATGGATGCTGGTGTGGATATCATGGTCTTTGCTTCATGGAAGAATATGCAGTTCTTTGAACCTCGGAATATCTTCAATCAGAATAAGGGTTTTGTTTCTACAACTCCTACATTTCCTTTCTCTATGAGTTATTTCGAGCCGGTCACCGTTGCATATCAATCAGGTGATGATGAGTTGCAAGGAACCACTTCCACAGTAGAGGTCACAGATCAAGCTTGGAATAAGATGCCTATGGTCGTTAATGGTGAAACATGCCTCAGTATTCGTCAATTATTGCATCGCTGGAATTTCCATTCCATATTAGTCAGAAAAGGTTCGTATTCCACAAGTGATGTATTTACGCGCGCTGAAGTGTATCTTAAAAGATTTCCGAGCTTTCATGGTCGTACTGACAATAGCATTAATAAGATTTCAACTTCACCATCAATTCCTTATGAATTTGGTGGTCAAACTGCACTTAACTATTTTACTCCCGCTTTTACGATGTATCGCGGTGGTTTAATGTATCGGGTGCAAGTGGATATGCACGGTGCGTCATCTAGCGGCAATATGTATACAGCAAGTAATGAACATTATGATGTCACCATTAATCGCCATTCAGGTGACGTGAGTTTCCCTGAAATCATTGCTACCGAGATAGTCTCAACTGAAACGGCGAATTCTATGGCAAATAAAATGAATATAGTCACTAGCATGAGTACTTCGGGTATGGAGACATCACTGAGTGATCAACAACTTTGTGAAGCGGTCCTTCCAGACTACTTTTCTCTCAGAGCTCACTCTGCTAACCCTAATGTTTTGGATGCTAAATATCGTGCACCCCATTCTCCAAGTCGTGAGCAAGAAAATGGTATGATCATTCGATACAATCAACCACATGGTGTCTCTCCATCTGGCGCCACTGCAACATTTGACATAATTAAACTGTATACATGCGGTGCTTCCGACTTCAATCTCATAGGCTTTATGAATGTGCCTTCAATCTACATTCATACGGATCTGGTTACAGTCGTTTGACATTCATTGATCCAGGTTATGTGGCAACCTTAAAGCCACACTAGTAATAGTGTGACTTTAGAAAGTCCCACAGTTTTCTTTCCCA